GTTAGGGCTAAGTAATGGCAACGTCGGGATCTAGAGATTTTGATATCGATGTAGCGGAGATCATCGAGGAAGCATACGAAAGGTGTGGACTCGAGGTTCGCACTGGGTATGACACTAAGACTGCTAGACGTTCTTTGAATCTTATGTTTGCTGATTGGGCGAACAGAGGACTGAACCTTTGGACGGTGACTCAAGCTACACAAGCATTAACCTCTGGAACCGCGACGTATACTTTTACAGCAGCTTACACGGATATTCTAGAAGTTGCTCTTCGTACAAGTGCAGGTGTTGATACTGATGTTAGTCGTATCTCTCGTAGTCAGTATCTGAGTATACCAAACAAGAGTACAACTGGCACACCTAGTCAGTTTTACTTTAGTCGATCTACAATTCCTACAATAACTCTGTGGCCTACACCAGACGATTCTACTGACAGTCTTGTGTACTATTATGTAAACAGGATTCAGGATGTGGATACATTAGTAAACACAGCCGATACTCCGTTTAGATTCTTACCATGTATGGTTGCGGGGCTTGCTTACTACACTGCTATGAAGAAGGCTCCAGACAGAGTTCAACTGTTGAAAGTAGTGTATGAGGAAGAATTCCAACGTGCAGCAGACGAAGACGAAGATCGTGTGTCTTTGAAATTGCAGCCCAGCATACAGTATCTAAGGGTTAACTAATGGCTCGATATGCATCTGGCAAGAAAGCGTGGGGGTTTTCAGACAGATCTGGCTTTAGATACCGTTTGTCTGAGATGATGACCGAGTGGAATGGGATGAAAGTCGGTCCTGATGAGTATGAACCCAAGCATCCACAGTTGATTCAGACGCATACAGGCTCAGATCCGCAGGCGTTGTTCGAGCCGAGGACACGAAACGATAAGATACCAGAGACAGTTGTCTTTCCTATATTTGATCTAAACACCTTCGTATATAAAGAAAATCCCAAGGCTGTTGGCTCCGTGGGTACGGTCACTCTCGGGGGTAATGTGATTACACCTACCGATGTCACTGGTGTTTCAGCAACGGGAGCCGTGGGCACCGTTGTATTTGCAGGTTCTGCGGTAACAATAACAGCAACATATACTGTGACCGTTGTTAGTACGGGATATGGAAACAAGTATGCTATAGACGGCGTACAGCAAGACACTGTTAGTCTTTCTGAGGGCAGCACATACAGGTTTGATCAGTCAGATAGCAGCAACTCAGGGCATCCTTTAAGGTTTTCAACAACCTCTAATGGTACGCATAGCAGTGGTTCCGAGTACACAACAGGTGTTGTCACTAGCGGAACTCCCGGATCTGCGGGGGCTTATACACAGATAACAGTAGCCAGTGGCGCTCCTACATTGTACTACTATTGTACAAATCATAGTGCTATGGGCGGAACGGCTAACACACCATGAGCTATACATACACACAGTTAAAGTCTGCAATACAGAACTACGTTGACAACAACGAGACAACTTTTGTTTCAAACCTTGATAGGTTTATCAAAAGTGCTGAAGAACGTATATTTACCAGCGTAGATCTAGAACTTTTTAGAAAGAATGTATCTGGAGCAATGACAGCTAGTAACCAGTTTCTGGCTGTTCCGGCGGATTATCTTGCCACATTTTCTTTGTCTATCGAAGTTTCTAGCTCCAAACAGTTCTTGCAGCAAAAGGATGTTAACTACATTCAGGAGTACACACCAAACTCTGCCACAACAGGTGTTCCGTTATATTACGCCAAGTATGATTATCAAAATTTCATACTGGCTCCCACACCAAACTCAAACTATGTGTCGGAACTTCACTACTACTATCGTCCAGTTAGCTTGGCGGATAGTAAGTTTACTTTGACAGTCAGTAACGTAACCGGAACTTTTGCTGCTAATGAAACCATAACAGGTGGAACCAGCGCAGAGAGCACGACCATTAATTCAATCACTTCAGTCACAGAATTTGTTATCATAATTCCTACTGGGACATTTACTGTGGGTGAGACAGTAACCGGAGGAACAAGTGGTGCCACAGGTGTGGTTGTGTCTACTTCTGCTGACACTACTACAACGTGGATTAGTGAGAACGCCCCAAACGCTATACTATTTGGCAGTCTTATAGAGGCATACATCTATATGAAAGGGGAGCCGGATGTCATGAAGCTGTATAGCGAGAGATTTTTGGAGGCGTTGTCTAGGTTGAAAGATTACGCAGAGGCTCGTGAGAATACAGATGCGTACAGAAGGGGGTTACCAGACAGGGCTAGAACATGAAAATAGCAATAGTGGGTTTAGGGGGAAGCTATGCAGACTATATTTCAGCGAGAGTTGCTTCTCAGGAGTTTGATGAAGTTTGGGGAATAAATTGTATAGGAGCAATCATACACGTTGACAGGACGTTTATGATGGATCCGGTTACAAGATTTTTAAATACAGAAAACGCAGGCACACAGACTGGTGTTGCAAGAGAGTTTCTTGCTAAGAATACAAGACCAATCTATTCCTGTATTAAACACGCAGATTTTCCGGCAGTCGAGCTATATCCTTTGGAAGAAGTCGCGAAGGATACGGGTTTATGTTACTTCAACAACACCGTTGCATACGCTATTGCTTATGCAATATGGAAGAAAGTAACGAAGATATGTCTATTTGGCATAGATTTCACATACAAAAACGTCAATATGGCTGAGTCTGGAAGAGCTTGTGTAGAGTTCTGGTGCGCTACAGCTATTTCCAGAGGCATAAAGATAGAGATAGCGCATCGATCTGGGTTAATGGATACCAATGTCCCGGACAATGAGAAGCTGTATGGGTATCATAGACTAGAGGATCCATTGGTACAGACGGTTGAAAACGGCAGTCTTCTAATAACGAAGCAGTCAAAGATGCAGCCGCCTGAACCAAAGGAAAGCGACCCTGTTATATTTGGAAGGCATGATCATGTTTGATTTAAACGTAGGAACTGTAGGAGCAGTTAACATTGTAACGTCTGAGAATGGCGGACTGTCTAACGATCAGATAGCAGATATGCTGGCTAGTAAACTGATTTACATATCAGATGAGGCACCAGAGCCTATACGTTTACAGGCAGAGGCTTTTAGAGATAGAGTTAGAAATATGGCACAGTACTATATAGAGTTGGCTAGAAAGGAAGAACGTGCTAGTATTTGCGCCAAGGTTCGTGATGCTGGTCAATTGGAACTGGCAAAAGCTATCGGGAGACTGTAATGGCAATCGCACAAGCAATGTGTACAGCATTTAAGCAAGAGCTTATGTTAGGCACACATAATTTCGCAACAAACGGCAACGCTTTTAAGTTGGCTCTTTATGCAGAGGGTGGCGGCGGTAAGTCTAGCACCACAGCTACTCTTGGCGCAACAACGACAGCTTATACTACCACAGGTGAGGTAGCCAACAGTGGCTCTTACACGGCTGGTGGTGGCACTCTTACCAAAGTTGCCCCAACCACTTCTGGCACAACAGCTTTGACTGATTTTGCTGACATTAGCTTTACTACAGCTACCATTACTGCAATGGGTGCGTTGATATATAATGATACCAACAGTGACAAAGCTGTGGCTGTATTGGACTTTAGTTCTAATAAAACATCCACTTCCGGGACATTTACAGTTCAGTTCCCTACGGCAGATGCGAGTAACGCGATTATACGAATAGCCTGATGAGGTAGCTTATGTCTTTAACAGGATGGGGAAGAGGCGGCTGGGGTGAAGGCGCATGGGGACAGCCAGTCCCCGTTTCTGCAACTGGAGTTGTCGGAACTACTTCTCTAGGATCTCCAACTGTACAGAACGTATTGGAGATTCCTGTAACGGGAGTTGCTGCAACTGGAGCGGTTGGAACTGTTAGCGTATCAGGTACAGCGGCTTTTGCTGTTACAGGTTCTGCCGCAACAAGTGCGGTAGGTAATGCGAGTGTAACGGGCGCTGCGACTTTTGCTGTTACAGGACTAGGAGCAACAGGTTCAGTAGGCACAGGAACAAGCGCACCTATTTTATCTTTAGGGTTCTCTGTTACAGGGGTTTCAGCAACAGGAGCGGTAGGAGAAGAAGTACTTTACAGGCCAATCGTTCCATCACAGACTCCAAACTGGTCTGGAGTATCTGTATCACAAACACCTAACTGGACAGACATAGCAGCGTAAGGACGGAAAAATGGCAAGCACCTATGTAAATGATTTAAGACTTAACGAGCTAGGTACTGGCGATGGTTCTGGTACTTGGGGAACTACAACCAATACAAACTTTGAGCTTATTGCAGAGGGTTTTGGTTTTGGCACAGAAGCCATAACTACAAATGCAGATACGCACTCAAGCGTAGTGGCAGACGGTTCGACTGATCCTGTTCGTAATATGTACATAAAGTATACAGGTGCTTTGGACTCTGACTGCACCATTACAATTACGCCTAATACCATGAGTCGAGTGCATTTCATTGAAAATGCTACAACTGATAGCGGAAGTTCTGGCCCTTACAATATAATAATTAGTCAAGGATCTGGAGCAAACATCACCATACCCAATGGTGACACTAAGGTTGTTTATCTTGACGGTGCAGGGTCAGGCGCGGCAGTTGTTGATGCGTTTGCCTCTCTAAGCACTGTTGATCTTAAAGTTCAAGACGACCTCACCGTTACGGATGATGCCGCCGTTGGCGGGGCGTTGACTGTTACAGGGTTGATTACTGGAAATGCCAATCTAACATTAGGTGGCACAACTCCTACACTAACTATCGGTGATGCGGGTGCGGAAGATACAAAACTTGTGTTTGATGGCAATGCACAAGATTTCTACGTTGGTTTAGATGATAGCGCAGATGATCTAGTTATTGGTAAAGGCTCCACTGTAGGCACAACACCAGCCCTATCCATAGATGAAAACCTGCTTGTGACTGTTTCAGATGACGTTAAAGTAGCTGGTAGATCAATCGGAACTATTACCACCGACAACGATGGTAGCTTTGATCTTGCTGTAAGTAATGATTTTAAATGCACACCATCAGGCAATTTTACACTTACATTTACTAACGGTGACGCAGGACAGTCGGGCAATATATTTTTAATTAATAGTGGTGGTCATACTGTTTCTGCACATGCCGATATAGCTATTAACGCTACTGCCCTAACAGCATTGACAACGGCTGGAACATACCATCTTGCTTACTTCTGTAGTGTAGATAGCGGTACGGCTAATACCATAGCAGTATCAGTGTCAGGAGCCTTGACCTAATGAGTTTGATTAAAGGCAATCACGCAGGACTAGGTGGCTCCGGCGCACCGGGAGGTGCGTTAGGTTCGTTTTATAGCCACACCATTGGTCAGTCTTTGCGGTTTGAAGAAGCAGGGAGTTCGTATCTAACTTTTACCCCTAATCAAACTGGAACAGACAACAAGAGGTACACTTTTT